CTGTGACCAGCAACGGAATTACGGACACAGGTATTGCTCCTGTGGGCACAAAATTATTGAGTGTGACTGGTCCAGTTCCGTTGTCAAAGTTTCCCTGACCCTGATTGGTGCCGTTCAACACAATAATGCTTGGACTGGCCCAGATGGTGAGTGTTTCGTCTGCACGAACAGGAGTTCCTAGTTTGAGTCTATTGTTGGCATCAAAGTAGTAGCCAGCAGGTGCAGCAAACTTTACCAGGCTACCCACTTGAATATATTTTGTGTTATTGCTAGAAAAAGTGCCAATAGGAACAGGGCCGCCGGTGGCATTTACAAAATAGCCGGTGGTCTCATTGGCCATTGTGGTACTCTGATTCCAGGTAATATCAAGTACCACCAAGTCTGGTCTTGGAAAATTTGCATAATAAAATTGTGTAAAACCGTTGGTGATCAACAGTGGTTGTATCTGGTTGGTAATTACGCTGGCAATGTCGTTGCGATTCAACCACGAGAACACAAACGTGGGCAGTTGGTTTTCTTCCCACAGGGCACCGTCAGATCCAAAAATATTGGTCGAGCTGTATTTGCCTGTGTTGTCTACCAGGTCAAGATATCGACTGGTACCAATGCTGGCACGATTCAGAGCCTTGCTTTTGATAATTGAGTTGTACAAGGTAAACGGAAAATTGTTGTAGTCTTCGCCGTTGACCATGCGGTTCTGTGTGTAGTATCTAGCAGGAGCACGTTGTTTGATTTCGTCTAGAGTTTCTCTGGCCTGTGCATTGCTGACAGGCGTGGTAATGCCACAAGTGAATGTGATTGTTTGCAACTGACCAGTTCTGCTGATGTAGCTGATTGGCAGGACAACACTTTGCATTTCCTCAGGATTGATAATGTATTGCAGGCCGTTGCTGGCACGAACATAGGCTCGGAACAAGCCCACTGGAATCGCAGAAAATACACCATCGCCAAATGTCAACGTGATCTGATCGTTGGTTCTTGATGTTGTGGAAAACAACTTGCGTTGATCAGGTGTCAGTTGTTCTGCTGCCGCAGCAAAAACTGATTCTACATACTGCCATTGACCCACAACAGTACCCACATTGTCCAACTGGAACACCCAGCGGTCTTCATTGTTGACACCTTCAATGTTGATGTTGACTGTGCGATTGCTGATTCGTTCTGCCAGATTAAAATCTTGACTTTGCAACACACCTTGTTTGAAATAAAAGAAATAACCAGTGTTGGCTGCTGCAAACCCCAGGGAATCACTGCGGAACAGGATATTGAAAATACCGTTGGCCACAGGGGCAGGTTCGTAGAGATAGTCTTGACCCACGGAGGTGGAATTCACTGCTTCAAACGGCATGTTGACGCCGTCTACTGTGGCATTGTATGGCAACACCGGCAAGAATCCTGGAACCAGATTGATAGCATATTCAGATGTGTTCACTCCCACAATGTCTTGACGATTACCCGGGCGGCCCACACGTTGAGTGTCCACTAGAGCAGCGTTTAAAATGGCTGTGAATTGTTCTTCCCAGTTGAAATTGGTAGGATCGTTCCAGTTGATAGTGACATTGGCCAGGTCAATTCCGTTGAAGTCTGTGACATTTTCAGTGGTTTGCACTGAAAATACTTTGAGATAACCTTGGGCTGCTGTATTTCTTTTGGCAGTGTAGCTCACTAGGTTGGCCAGGCGTACCACCGAGTCTCTACGCTCTGCTGTGTCTATGTAATTTTCACGGGTGTTAAGATCATTGCGGAAGGCCATTGCCTGCCCCATGAATGCAACAACGTCTAGTAATGCAATGAATTCTGAACTTTCAATGTAGTCATTGAATGTTTCAGGATAGTATTGTCGAAGATAATCTACAAAACTTTTTCGCAAAGTTTCAAAGTCGTAGCTTTGAAAATCAGCTTCCCTAAAGGTCTGATAGATGCGTTTCCAGTCTTCAACGCCAAATATAACTGTTTGTCTAGTGGTACGTGCCATGATGTTCCGTTAATATGTTATTTACCGATAAAGTAAACGGCTACTTTTATACGAACGAAGCTCTGCGCTGTTGTTGATCAAAAAATACACTCAGCAATTGTGCATCTGCGCCAGCTACCAGTTGTATCTCTAGCTCAATTAACACACCGTTTTCTTGTGGGTACACTTGTACATCATTTAGATAAATTCTAGGATCGCCGCCGGCAACTCTTTGTACTTCACGCAGAATATTGGCCATGGTAGTTTGATCTTGGCTTTCAAACAAAAAACTCCAGAGTGTGGTTCCGTATGATGGACGGCCAGGTAGTTGACCTTGCCAGACATTGAATGCGTTCAATAGATCGCGCTTGATCAATTCGCCGTCTACCAGCGTGAATTTTTTGTATTGATTCTGTGTGTTAAATCCAATGAATGTGGTCATACAGATATTTAGCTGGTGCCCGGAGGTGCAAAATCTGGCACAGATATTTTGCTGTTGCCAATGACTTTTTTCACTGCTTCGTTCAAATTAGATCGGTTCACAGTGTTGGTGAATCCTTTGGCTGCTTGTACCCCTGCTTCCAGTGGGTTGCCGCCGCCGGATATATCAGCATTCAATCCGGCAAATGCCTGTGCAAATTCTGCTGATTTGGCAAAGTTGTTCATTTGACTGATCAGTGCAGCTGGTGCACCGCCTGCAGCGCCGGCAAGTAATCCGCTAATTCCGCTGCCACTAACCAGCGATCCCAATGACCCCAGTGACGGTGCAGTTTTGAGCCATTCTGTTGCATTGCCCAGGCCAAACTTTGTGGCATTGTTCAACAACGGGCCCAGTTGCGATGCTACTTCTGTACCGCTGATGGCTCCTACTTGTTTGAGTTGATCAAAATTTACATTCATTAGGCCTTGCTGTACTGTGGTCTGCAGTCGTTCGTTGCCCAGCACCGAGGTTAAATCTGTGGCACCCGACTTGCCTGTCCAGCTGGTGGGACTTGACAAGATACTGGTAAATTTGCTGGGATCCAGATTGATCTGTTCAGCTAGTCCGGGTTTGATCAAGCCCGACAACTGCAACTGATCAGCATTAAGTCCAAACTTGCCAAGACCTTTGGTATTGGTAATTGCAGACGCAGCCTGGCCCACTGATGTACTGGTTTGTGCTATTAGTCCTTGTATTTGCGCAGGATTAATGGCGCCTATGTTTTGCTGGCTCACTGTTGTGCCAACAAAGTCACTAACTCCAATTGGATTGGGAATAGGCATTCCTCTTAGATCAGGAAGATTGATTGCGCTTCCCAGTTGTTGGGCCTGTGCAAATGATGCTGGTCCTATTTGAGCTATGGCTGCTGATAGGCCACCTGTGGCCTGGGTAACTGCATTGACCAAGCCACCTACCGGTATTCCTGTTAGCCCGCCAGTACTGATCTGTTGATCAAATATTGCTCTAGCTTGTTCCACAGTGGCGCCTGATGGTCCTTCCACCTCATACACTTCGCCGTTTGGTCCGGTAAATGAAAATTTACTCATGATTTTCTACTTATGCCCCAGCTGGAAGGAACTGGCTCAGCATCTGGTGGAGGAGTGGGCGTTCCTTCAGTCAAACTCACGCTGGCCTCTACACCTTTGTTGTGATACGGATACGGTTCGTGAGTTGGTGCTCTTGTGACAATACTTTCTAGTCCATTGACTTTTACTTCCCAGCCAGAAGAGTTGTCAAATGTAGTGTCGTCCAGGGTTGTTTTAGGATACAGCTTGGGAATCTTAACGTCTGCTGCACTGCCGCCGTTGAGGTCAATCCTGCTGGCCTTGAATTTCAGTGCTGAGCCACCATCCCATGAACCGCCTTGACTTTTTAATGCTAGACTGCCATCACTTCGAATGCCAATTGGTGCTTGGCTGTAAATGGTCATGGCACCTTGGCTGGCCACGTTCATGGTAGTCACAGCACCAATATTGGTGGCCGCATTTGATTTCATGTTGATGTTGCCACCAGCAAACATATTGATGTCTTTGTCAGCATGTAAATTGATAGTTCCTTTGGTTCTTACGTTTACACTGTTGGTTGAAAACACATCTACTGTGCCTTCGGATCCCAGTTCAATCCAGGTTTGTCCATTGGAATGAATAAACTGAAAAAAGTTTTCAGAATCATTCATCATGATCTGATGACCTTTAGCCGTTCGTAGTCTAAGCAAGGCATTGTTGCCGTCTAGATCGCCATCATCCATGACCAGGGTATGCCCGCCTTTGCGACCGATCACCTTGACATCCTGCGGTTTAAGTTCACCTGCATTCAATTTCTGGCGTATGGTGTTGGGATCTGCGCCACCCTGATAGATAGGTTGGCCCGGTGTGCTGATGCCATACACTGTGCTAGGGCTTTCTCGCTGTGCATTTGAAATAATAGGACCACGCTCAGGATCTTTGTCCAGGCCTTGCTGAAAAAATATAGCTGCTTGAAAACTATGTACAGGTTTGGGCTGTTCAAAGAATCGTGGATTTTTGTTAATCTCTTTGTTGGCTGAGTTGATTTCAGTAACCGGCAGCTGAGGTGCGCTGGCAAAATATTCTGCTTGTGACTTGTTCTGAGTAACATACTGGCCTTCCTTTGCAGCACCAATAGCCGGCAACATATGATTCAAACTGTCTTCAATTATTGATCCAATATAGTAACCTTTATCAGGATCACCTTCGACAAAAAAACACA